CTAACTCTTTTAAATCAGGATCATTAGTTTCTAAATCTATTGCTATTTGTTTTACACCACGTAGATCTTTAAGTTCATCAGGCATAACCCACTCTGTTTCTGGTGTAAACAAAGGTATTTGTGTGCTTCTCACTTATAGTCCCTTTCAATTATCATCTCGATAAAATGAATAGCTTTTAACAAATCTTGTTTCTTTCCTTTATCTCGATGTCTGATTATATATTTTATAGCACAACCTTCAGGATATAACAACTCATTCTCAACTACAAACTTGCTTGGTTGAATTTTATATTTTTGATAATGATTGCCGCCGTGCTGTTTGTCCCATACTTTATTTTTCACGTCTCCACCCTTCTCTTATTTTTCCTTTTTTATTTACATAAATCATATCTATAATTTTAGTAAAATTTTTATTGCGTCTTCTTCTTGATATTGGATTACCTTTCTTAGGACCAGATAATCTATAATTTTCTGTTTTAACTTCCCAACATTTTACTTCTCCTGTTGTAGTATTAAATGTTATTACATCTACAGGACCTGTATCTTGACATGAATAAAAAACATCTAAACCTTTTTCTAAAAAATAACAAATAACTCTTTGTTCTGATATAGCTCCTATTTTATTACTATTCATATTATATATGCCCTATCAAAATTTTTAGGATCTACAATATGCAATTCACGCTTCGCGCGCGTCGCTCCGGTATAAAAAAGTCTATGCAATTCATCAGGGTCATGGCTGAAAGTTTCTAATGCTGCGTTTGTCAGATCCTGCATAAGTAAAACTTTATCAGCCTCGCCACCTTTAGCTCCGTGTATTGTTGACATTACTATTCTTGGATTTTTATTTATCTGCTCGCCATTAGCTCGCATGTTACGTATGTAATTTTCTGTGATAGGATCAAGACCTTCAAAGGCTTCGAACCAAACTTTATCTGTTATTAGTCCATGATCTTTTTTACATTCTTCTATTTTATATTTAACATCAGAGTGTAACGTTTTACCTTTTTGAAACCCAGGCATAACATTATCACCAAGATATTCGTATATGTTTTTTATTTCTAATGCGTTAAGCAATTCACCTTTACGCCAAGACTCCCAGTTATTTAAAGCTAGTAATAATTTTAAAGGTATGGAGTTCATACCTTTGTATTGATAATACCACCCACGAATCTGACATAATTCTTTGACATCATCTAAAAAATAATTAGCTGATGATAGCACCAACCAATTACCTGATGACATATCTACTTGTGTTGGATCAGAATATCTTTTTAAAATTCCTTGTTCTAGTCTAGGTTTATAGTCTTTATCAAATCTGTTTTGTACTTTATTAATTATGTTTTGAGATAGTTTATGTATGGGTCCACCAGGTATACGATAAGATTGATCTAGTGTTTGTATGTCGTCAACTTCTTCTTTAAGTGCAATGAAATGATCTACGTCCGCACCTGCCCATTTAAATATTGCTTGGTCGTCATCACCTGCTATGTAAGTTTTTTCTGCTCGACTCCATATCCTTCTTACCATGTCCCATTGCAACAAAGATAAGTCTTGAGCTTCGTCTATAAACAAAACTTTAAATTTGTTATGGACATCACCATCAATAAAATTTTCTAATAAATCTGTAAAATCTCTCAAACCTTTTTCTCTTTTAAATTTATTTAGCTCTTCAGCTAATAAATACAACGTATTACGTTCGATGTCTAACATGTTTTGCCTGGAGTCATAATAGTCAAGTAAATCCATACGTTTAACACGCGCTGTATTTATGATTGTAAGATACTCATTATCAGAATTAAAAGTACCATCTTCATTTGAGTATTTTGCTGTCTTAATTGGTATGCCACATTTCTGCCCAAATTCCCTGTAGTCCTCTGTCTTCATCATTTTTTCTTTTGACATACCTAATTGATTAAATGCGTATGAATGTAGAGTTCTAAAAAAAGGTAGATCGTTTTCCTTATCCAATCCAAATTTTTCTGCAGCTCTGTCAGCTGCTTCGTTTGCAGCTTTTTTTGTAAATGAAAAGTAACCTATTTGTTTTGGTCTTATGCCGTCCTGAATAAACTCATCTACTAAATTTAATAATGTGGTTGTTTTACCTGTTCCAGGTGGTCCTAATATTATTGTTTTCATTAGAATGCATCTTCTTGATATTTAACTGAAGACACACTGGCTTCTATCTTTTTCATTGTTTTAATTTTAATAACTCTTGGTTGTTGATTTTTAACTCTTATTCTTGTTTCCTCTACAAATATATCTTCTAGTCTTTTAATTAAGTTACCTGTTTTAATTTTATCCATGTCCCAATTATTTTTTTTTAAGAATGCATAAAAGTCTTCCATTCTAAAATATGTAAAGCCATCTTCTGTGTATGGTAGTTTATTAAATATATCGTCTTTAGTTCTTGCTGATTGTCTGTTTGTAGTCCAGTCTTGTAAAAGTCCTGTTAACTCATTGATTGGGTCCAAAGATTCTAATGGCTCTACCTCTTGTAGATTAGACATCATAGGTTTTAAAAAATGTTGTTTCCAATCTTTTGGTTTTGGTACAGGTACAATTTTATTTGCTTGATCTAAACATGCTAGTGCAAACATACCTGGATTATAAAGTTGTTCTGATTTTAATTCTACTCTGGTTTTATCTACATTTAAAAACCATTGTGGAGGATTAGAAGTATATTTAGTTAAACTTCCAAGGACTGGCATTTCTTCTTCACCAAATCCTACACCAAATCTTTT